ATCTCTTCTTGAGTGACTCCGTTCTCAAGGGCTTCCTTACGCTCAGCATGATTCTCTTCAAGACGGAACTCACGGAAGTTGTAAGTGTCCTTCATTGTCTCTTTGATCAATTGAGCTTCGGAGTAACTGATCTCAACATCGTTGACGCATTGAACTCGCATGCGAGTATTGGGTTTGATTGCCCAATCATCAGCTAGGCATTTGCTCACTGTCGTCTTCAGGTACGTTGGGCAATCACCCCAATCAATGAAGTCGACTTCATTAGCATCATGGTCATAAATCATCATACCGCGAGCTGTATCGCCTGAGTCGCCAAAGTCCATTGGAAAAGCATTGCCAATGTAGACGACATTGTCTTTGGCTTGACGCTTATGGAAGTGACCAGCGAAGATTTGTTTTTGATTTTTGAACAGCGTATGGTCTGGGCCGTGTTCCAGCACAAGGTTGTAGCCAGTGACCATGAAGTTCCGGAACTCGAAATGGCCAGCGAAGACTGGGATATGTGAGTACTTCGAGAGCGATGGGTATTCGTGTTCGAACAGGTATGGAGCAAACAGGATTTTGTCTTCAACGACTACTGGCTCGCTGATCAGATTGATGTTCGCAAACTCGCCGAATACTTCGGTGGAAAAGATTTCGCGAGTTGAGCGACGATGGAGATCGTGGTTGCCAACAACGAAATAGATTGGGAGCCCTAAAGCATTGAGTTTCTTTAGGGCGTTGTACGCCATAGTCAGGGTCAGAATGTTGATTTGCGCTCGATTCTCGAAGAAGTCTCCGAGGAAGGCAATGTACGTAATGGACGGATCCTTACGTACATTGTCACAGAACCAATCGATAAAATCAGCGCAATCTTGATTATGGACTACATCAGAGTTTCTTCGCCCGAAGTGGATATCGGTGAAGTATGCACCTTTTTTAATTGTCATTATTGTGCAACTGCTTTACAGCTTAGTATGTTAGGAGAGCTTTAACCTGCTGCTCTTTCTTTTCTTTTAGCTCTTGACGCTTCGATTTCTTACGCTTAGCTTCGTCGACCTTCTTCTTATAAGGATTCGATTCAGGGACACGTACGTCGCCGCCTGTTTGCGCAGCGTAGTTGATGTCATCGGAACTCTTCGCCGACTCCATAAACGAATAGGAAGCGTCTTGGCCTGCCTCAACTAGCAACGTATCACGGATATAGCGTTGTTTCTTTTCATCTAGCATGTACTGCAAGAAACTGTTCTTAATTGCAGTCGTGTAGAACGCGAAAGGATTGGACGATTTTTCCGGATTGAACTTGAGCGCGTTTTGGCACAAGTTAATCAATGCAGCTGAGACCATATCTTCACGGAAAGAATATCCAGAGAAGTTCGCCTTGCGCGAGTAGCGGTCGGTCAACAGCATTAGCATCCGTGCTAATTTGTCGGTGATTCTACCAACGCTTTTGGATTCCAGTACGGCGGGAAGTAGATCGGCATTCGTGAGGTAGTACTTAGGAGTTCTCTTCTTAGGAACATCCTTGATTTGTGCTACATCATTGTGAACATCAAATAGAGCTTCTGGGGTTTCGTAATCTGGGACGTCGATGACTGGGCCCGACTTGGATTTGGTAGACATGGGTTTTTCACCTCTTATTATTTTTGTGTGAACTTATTATACTTCAAGGCAAGCCCAAAGGATACAGAAACTGGGCTGAAAGATATGGACTTTTACGAGATTGATGGATCGATAAATATATTTATTGCACTCGAAATCGACTATGCCTATCAAAATCCTATTAGAGAAAAAAGACTCGCCTATGCCTCCAAAGCAGGACAAAACTGCAGTCCTTATCATCGGGCGCTTTCAACCTCCAACAAAAGGCCACACGGCATTAGTCGATACTGCTAAAAAGGCATTTCGCAAATACAAATACGATGCGATCGTAGTCTGCGTCGTTGAAGGCAAAGAATCAAGCAAAGACAAGAGCAAGAACCCGCTGTCTGGCAAGTCTCGCGTCTACTATTTACAGAATTCAAAATACGGCAATGGAATCCAATATGTCGTAGTCAAGAGCGCATTCGACGCGTTCATCAAGTGTCGTGAACTTGGCTATGAACCAATGTGCGTAGTTGGTGGTCACTTCGTTGATGGATCCAAAGAAGAGAATCGTGCAGTCGACTATAAAGGCCTCCTAGACAAATACTTTACTGAGGATGATGGAACACCAATCACTCATAAAGCAGTAGTCCTAGACCGCGATTCTGGGGCTTCAGGCGTTGAAGGGATCAGTGGCACAACGGTTCGTGCAGCGGTCAAGGCCGATCGCTTTGATGACTTCAAGGATATGGTCGCAATTGAAAATGAAAAGATTGTCAAGCAAATGTTTGACGAAATGAAATCAAGCTTGGAGAAGAAGAATGGCTGAAGAATTAGGCGGTGGAGGCGGGTTTGATGGCGGCGGAGCCTCTGGCAACTGGGAAACGAATGACTCATCGACGCCTTCGCTTTCAACTCTAACCAATGAACTTAACCAGATTCCTGGCGTAAATGGAATCGATGGGACCGTTGGCGTTAACTCAGATGTCTCTACTGCATTGCCTGCCGCGGCAGCGGATTCGGCCGCGACAGCTCGCCAGAAGCTAGAAGAAATTTCGGACATCATCAATGCTTCGACCGGCCGGCAAGTCAAGACGAATGTCACTGCGAACCTATCAAACAAGACAGCAGAATTTAAGGCGCGTCTTGTTTCGAAGGCAAACCCGAGTGACTTCGTCACGTTCCTAGTTTCACCAGTCATTGATGAAGCGCGTCAAGCTAACTATGAACACTTGTCGCCAGTTCATCATCCTGGTACGATCCAAGTCTATAAGAACACCGAATCTCGTACGTTCAACTTGACCGGGAAATTCGTAGCTCGCACGCCATTGGAAGCATCACAAAACCTGAAATGGATGAACATCATCCGTAGCTGGGTTATGCCGTATTATGGTAAAGGAACTGCGGTCTCGACTCTCAAGGATAAATTGGGTGCACCACCTGATATTTTGATTTTCGATGCATACGGTCCATTGAATATTAATTCGCTTCCGGTCGTCCTCCAGAATTATCACTGGATCTATCCTGATAATGTCGATTATATTCCTTCGACTGATGGTGTTCCATGTCCAACGATAATCGATGTGACATTATCTCTAATTGAAGCCTTTGCCCCTGAAGAATTTACTGGGTTTGATATTACCAAATATAAATCTGGCGATATGGTTGGAGCATTTACCTTTAGCGCATCACCAGCGGATCAATAATCATGGCAACGAATTGCACTTACACTAAAAACTCACGCTATGTAAATGGCGGCACGACTGAAGTCGACGGCAAGTTTGCACAATGGTGGGATCGAACTGTCTTTCCTAAAGATGATTCAGATGTCTACTACACACTAGAAAGAAAGTTTGAAGGACGTCCTGATAAGCTGGCTTCCGTGTTTTACCAGGACTCGAGCCTATGGTGGCTGATTCTTCAGTACAACCACATTCTCGATGTCAATGAGGAATTCACAGTTGGCACGATTTTAGCCATGCCAACCGCTGAACGTATTAAGAAAGATTTTCTGAACGGAAAATCTGGTGGAGTAGCATCAACAAGAATTCAACCACCTCTAGTGACACCAATCGTGCATTGACATAAGTATGGGCGGTTTTGCCCATACTGGTATTCGATAAATATTTGTTCAGAACATAACTAGAACAACAATGTCGAATCCTGTCAACGTCTTAGACCAGTTCCGCACATACAGCTATCATCACTTCCTGATCGTCGCGAACAATACTGAAGCTCTCCGTCAGCTTCAAACCGGCGACTTGTCGTTCAGCGGATTGTCTGCGCTCCAACATGGCGAAAAGATTACTGCCAAAGATGGTCGTACTTCAATCGTCATGGTCATCAACTCCGAAGTCGATTCAAAATATTTTATCGACAACGTTCAATACACGACCCAATACATTGCAGTCAGTGAAGCCGGCAAGCAAATGACTGCGGCCACGAAAATCGCAATGACGATTCGTGAAACTGGTGGTGCAGAATTCCTAAACTTCATGCGCAAGCTATGCGATGAAATTCTGCAAACCAGCCTAAGCTCTTGCTGCCTCCTACTCAAGACATTCTTTGTTGGTCATCGCTACGATGGAACTGTGTCAGCACCAATTGGCATCGAACCAATTCCGCTGTTGCTAGCTAACATGGATTCAAGCTTTGACCACACTGGCGGGATTCACAACCTAACATTGTTTGGGATGTCAAATGGTGCCCCACTCCAAATCAACAGCTTGCTCTATGTCAACCGTAACCTGAACTTGGTCACGAGTGACAACAGCATCCTTCTCAAGGACATGATTCGTGACCTTGAGACCAAGCTCAATCAGCAGCTAGAAGACCAATACAACGTGGTCCAAAAGGATACTGGCGGCAACGGACGTAAGGTCAAGTACAAGATCACGATCCCAGAGGATTGGGACCACTACACAGTTAAGTGCACGACCAAAGACAACTTTGTCGAGAAGCTTTTCCCAAAGGAAAAGCAAGCGGTCTCGACGACTTCGACACCAACGGCGAACAGCTCTGTTCCTTCTCAGAATGATGGCGATCGTTTTAAGTCACACATTAACACAGCAGTCAAGGTCACTGTCGTCCAAGTTCTTGCTGAGATTTTTAAGCACTGCGATCAGATTCACCAGAACTTAGTCGACAACCTCAAGCTCAAGACTGGTGAACAGCAAACCAAGTTGGCAAAGCTGCACCAAACGGTGACGTCGATTACGAGTGACGATCAATTGATCACTGTTCACTTTGATGTCGTCAATTACTTTTTGCCACAGCTTCCTGCTAAGGAGAAAGATGCACTCGTCACAAACAAGACTAAGGACGTTACGCCGGAACAGAAGAAGCAGCTTGAGCAAGAACAAGTGACAGCAGATGCACAGCGCCATGCTGATGAAGCCAAGTACGGAATCGTGTTTGACTATATCTTCAGCGGCAAGAACACCGACATCATTACATTCGACATTAAGGCAAATCACACGAACGTGCTCTTGCAATCAAATCGTCCTGGCGTGACAAAGGCAACTCGTGATGCCGTTAAGAACGCTTCGACCGATATGACTAAGTCGAAGGATCCAAACAAGAACACTGCGGCAATTGTTCCGATGCGTAAGTTTGATGCAGTCTATTTGCCAGAGCTTCCAGCTGAAGCACAGCAAGGCTACATCTATGCGGCGCCAGAATCGGCTAAGCTTCGCGATGACTACGTCAAGACTTTAGCATTGCTCGTGGCACTGACGACTGAACAGTCTCACTTGACGATTCGTGGCAATCCAATCTTCTTGAATCAGATTGTCATGCCGATCATGCCTCATGAGGATGAAGCATACAAGAAGGAACTTAAGGAACGAAACGATAAGGCACAAGAACGTGCGCAGAAGATGATTGGCGAGTATGACGCAGCCAAGTCTACTTCATATCTTGCTGAAGTTCCGAGTCAGGTTCCGTTGTTTGCAAAGATCAATATCTATACTCCAGTCGTGAAGAATGGAGTTACAACTTACGAACAGTTTTGGTATCAAGGCTATTACCGCATTACACACATTGAAAATAAATTCTCAAACGGGGATTTTATCCAAGAGCTTTATATGAAGCCATGGGATTTGAACGACTTGGATTTGGATAAGACATGACATATTCACCTTCTCAGCAAGGTCACCAACAGATCTTTTACACAACGATCGGAATTGTTGAAGACACGAATGATCCAGCTCAAATGGGCCGGGTTCGTGTTTACTGCCCTTCGATCGACCATGAAGACCATAACACTGATGATTTGCCATGGACGCTGTATGCTTCGCCATTCGGCGGTGCTATCAAGAACATGGCAGCCGGTCCAGATGGTGAAGTTGCCTATGGCCCGACATCATACGGCTTCTGGGCTGTTCCGAAGCTAGGCGCGACTGTTCTCGTCCAGTTCATCAATGGCGATACAAACTATCGTGTCTGGACTCATTGCATCTATCCGATAATGGGGAATAGAGGGCTTCCTGGTGGTCGTGGTGTGGATATCACCAAGCCGCCTCAAGAACGCCCACTAGGGCCGTTTAGCGACTCCTATGAAGATTATGAGCCAGCTAAGTCGAACCTCAAGGATGCCGGCCTAGACAAGGACCATTACTTCACACGCGGCGGCTATGAACGTCAAGTTGCTCAAGCTACGACTGACAAGGATGGAACTGAAGGATATGCCAAGAATCCGAACAAGACAGATCCAAAGGATCTTGATCCTCAGACGTATTGCATCGTCACGCCTGGCCACCACTACATCTCGATGCAAGATGCGCCAGACTTCTGTCGTGTTCGCATCAAGACTACGACAGGACACCAAGTCCTGTTAGATGATACGAATGATCGTATCTATGTCTCGACGAATCGAGGCAAGACTTGGTTTGAAATGGACTCGGATGGCCACATTCACGCGTATGCCGCAAAATCAGTATCATATACGACTGATGGTGACTTCAACGTGACTGCAGTTGGCAACATCAATCTTGATGCTGGTGGGGCAATCAACATGACTGGTGCTCAAGGCATGAACCTAACGAGCGGCCATGACATCAGCTTGAACTCAGGATGCTCTACTTTGATTACGGCTGGCGATAACTTCGAAGCTGGATCGACTGGTCCTATTAAGTTTAAGGGTTCAGAGATTCATTTGAACACCGGCGGAACAACTGCAGCTTCTGTTGCAGCAAAGCCTGGCATTGTTCCAACCCATGAACCATTTGGACGTCCTAAGAGTGATGAGCCACGCAACAAGTACTGGAAACCGTAATGAAACTATTTGAATTAACAGGAATCAAGAATTACAAAGACATGCCTGGCAATCTCATCATGAAGATGTTGGACCGTATTGGCTTCTTCAAAGATACTCTTGGGCGCGGATCGTTCGGTTATGCATTCGAAATCTCGAATGGAGATGTCCTAAAAGTTTGGCATCGTGATGAAGCCTATGAGAAATTCATCGAGTATTGCATCGCGAATAAATCAAATCCATATTTGCTGAAGGTCAAAGGCAAGGTTCAATCTTTTGAGATCCGTCACGCTGCAAATAGAAAGCCAATTGATATGAAGTTTGTTCGCATTGAGAAGGTTAATCCTTTAAAATCACTCAAGCCACTCGGATATGATGACAAAGACTCGTCAAAGACACTTGATGAATTCTTTTGGCAATTTCAAAAGTTAATCTATAAGAGAAATTTTGATCTTCTAGAAAAAGCGGATACTGAAATGTATGAAACTCTTTATTTGAAGAAACAAAGAGGATCGCCGGAGTTTGAGAAAATCCTTCGTGATATTGCAGAGCTCATGAAAACATTTCAAGAGATGGGTTTGAAAACAGACGTCCATTCTGGTAACTTTGGTCTTCGCGGAAATCAACTGGTCTTGATCGATCCGGTTCTTACATACCAAGATGAAAAGACAGTTCCAATCGATGATGTACTACAAGCATTCTAAAGGATAATCATGGCCGAAATCATTAAAGCCGATAAGACTCAAACCAAGATTTATTACCGTGGCTTCTCGTCGAAGAAGGCGAGCCAGCCAGGTGGATCATTCACGACGACCAACATCGAAACGGTCAACACCGATTTGATGAACCATATCTTCACTGAGTACTACGAACGTCCACATATGCCTTCGTTCGGAACTCGTATTCCGTCTTTGGTCTTTGAACCAAATGACTTGGAAACGCAAACAGTGATTCGTGAGGATCTACTCAAGGTCTTTAACTATGATCCACGCGTCAAGCTCCAGAAGCTAGACGTTTACAGCTTGCCAGACAACAACGCAATCGTCGCAATTGCAAGCTTGCTATATGTTGAACTCAATGTTGTCGGTGACTTGAATATTGAGATTTATTCGAACTGACCAAAAAGATAAATACTGAAACTAAAACGCATTTGAGTCTAAGAGGAACCACATGGCTGTAACAACCCTTTATGCAGCAGAGACTTGGGACACCGTCTACCAAGCCTTTGAAAAAATCAACTTCGTGTCATTTGATTATGAGTCCGTCAAGGAATCGCTAATCCAATACATGAAGCTGTACTATGCTGAGATGTTCAATGACTACATTGAAACCTCAGAACTGATTGCTATCATTGACGCATTCGCTGTTGTCGCGGAACAGTTGGCATATCGTATTGATATGGCAACCCATGAAAACTTCATTTCGACTGCAGAGCGTAAGCAGAACATTCTCAAGCTAGCAAAGCTGATTTCGTACAACTCGTCACGAAACCTGCCAGCTCGTGGCCTAATCAAGCTCAACACAGTTTCAACATCCGAATCGGTCATCGACTCTCAAGGCAATGACCTTGCAAATCGCACGATCACTTGGAATGATCCAAACAACTCGCTCTGGAAGGAACAATTCTTCCTAGTCATGAATCGCATGATGGCGCGTCCATTTGGACAGCCATACAAATCATTCCAAGTTGGCGACATTATGTTCCAACTCTATGCGTTCAACAACTTGCAATCCTCTTTTGCAAATGGAGTCAGCGCATATTCGGTCACGACCAACACGCAAACAGTTCCAATGGAAATTGTTCCATCGGACCTAGACTCTGATGGTGTCTTCGAAAAGACGCCAGACAACAATGCGGTCATGCAATTCGTGTACGCATCGGATGGTCTAGGTGATGGTTCGGATATGACCGGCTTCATGATGTACACGAAGCAAGGGACGTTGACGAAGATTCCTCTTTCGTTCTCGACTCCAATTCCAAACCAAGTTCTAGACATCAATCTCCAGAACGTCAACAACACCGACGTTTGGATTAATCAAGTTGATACATCTGGCACGACACTAGCTCGTTGGGTTCAAGTCGACACGATCAATTCGCAGAACATCTACTTCAACACGAACAAGGCAAAGACTAAGTTCGAAGTTGAAACGCTAGAGAACGATAAGATTCGCCTACTGTTTGGCGATGGCAACTTTGCATCTATCCCAGTTGGCAATTTCAACCTATGGGTTCGCCAATCGTTGAACTCGAACATTGTCATTCAGAAGAATCGTATTGTTAATGTTC